TAATCCAATTAGGTTTTCAGCGATTCCATTACCACACGTTGTCTTGGATGTCGGTCCTGACGACAGAGTTGATTCCATATATAGAGAACGTCAAATCAGGGGTGGTCAACTTTTGGTTGCGTATCCAAAAGCTATTCTCCCAGAAAAATTAAGAGAAGTAGTTAGCAGAACACCTGATGAGAAAAGAAAAGTACTTGAGATTGTTTATAGAGATTATTCTAAAGTCAATGTTATGGCTCATAAGTATTGCGTTATTGACCTTGAGACTAAATCAAAGATTTTAGATGAGCAGTATGAGGGTGTTGGTTCGTGTCCCATAATAGCATATCGCTGGTCGAAAGCATCTGGGGAGGTGTATGGTAGAGGTCCACTTATCAATGCCCTCAGTGCAATCAAGACTACTAATCTAACAATAGAACTTATTTTAGAAAATGCACAGATGGCGATATCAGGTATCTATCAGATGGAAGATGATGGAGTTATCAATCCTGATAATGTTTCTCTTGTGCCTGGAACTGTAATTCCAAAGTCACCTGGCTCTGCTGGATTACAACCTATACCTACTGCTGGAAGGTTTGATGTTGCTGACTTAGTATTAAATGATATGCGTAATAATATTAAAAGAGCATTATATAATGATATGCTTGGTGATCCAAATAAAACACCAGCAAGTGCAACAGAAGTTGCAGAAAGAATGGCTGACTTATCAAGAAGAATTGGTTCTGCATTTGGTAGACTTCAAGCTGAAATGGTAACACCAGTATTACAAAGAGTTATATATATTTTAAAGAAACAAGGTCGTATTGAAATGCCGACTATTAATGGCAGAGAAGTAAAAGTAAGATCAGTTTCACCTTTAGCTATGGCTCAAGCACAACAAGATATAGTTTCCGTCGACAGATTCTTAGAGTTAGTTGGTGGCAGATTTGGACCACAGATGATTAACTTGTTAATAGATAGTGAAGAAACTTCTATACATCTAGCAAGAAAGTTTGGTGTTCCTGATAATCTCATAAGAGATAAAGCTAGTCGTGAAGAGATAATTAGAATGACAGCACAGATGGCTCAACAACAACAGCAACAACCTATGATGCCTGAAGAGTAATGGCAACTCCAGCTTGGCAAAGAAAAGAAGGCAAAAATCCTGAAGGTGGATTAAATGCAAAAGGTCGTGCTTCTTATAATGCCAGAGGTGGTAATCTCAAACCTCCAGTATCAAAAGAACAAGCTAAGAAAAGTCCAAAGTCTGCTGGTCGTCGAAAAAGTTTTTGTGCTAGGATGCGTGGTATGAAAAAGAAATTAACTTCTGCTAAAACAGCAAATGATCCCAATAGCAGAATTAATAAGTCACTTCGTAAATGGGATTGTTAAAGGAGATATATTATGCCAATGGGTAAAGGAACATATGGGTCACAAAAAGGTAGACCTTCTAATGATGACAAGATGTCAGGTAAACAGAAGAATTTGCCTGAAGCATTAAAGAAAAAAATTATGGCTTCTAAGATGAAGAAGAAGAAAAAGAATGGCAGTTAATCAAGCTGGTAATTATACCAAACCATCAATGCGTAAAAGAATATTTGCAAGAATAAAGGCTAGTGGCAAAGGTGGAAATCCTGGTCAATGGTCTGCTCGTAAAGCACAGATGTTGGCAAAAGCTTACAAGAAAGCTGGTGGAGGTTACACATCATGAAAACATTAATTAAACTTACAAAAACACAAAAAGAAAAACTTAAAAAACATTCTAAACATCATTCATCTAAACATTTAAAGATGATGAGAGCTGATATGAGAAAAGGAAATTCATTTGGAAAATCACATAAAAAAGCTCAAAAAATTGTTGGAACATAATGAAGAAACCTCAACGCTCTTTAGTTGCTTGGACTAAACAGAAATGGCGAACCAAAAGTGGTAAGCCGTCGACACAAGGTTCAAAGGCAACTGGAGAAAGATATTTACCTTCCTCTGCAATTAGTGCATTATCTGATGAAGAATACGCTAGGTCTACAAAAGCAAAACGTCGTGCCATAAAGAAAGGCAAACAGTTTTCTAAACAGCCTAAGAGCGTTGCAGATAAAACTAAATCGCATAGGAAGTATACATGACAAATATTGGTATAGATGGTTTTAATAGAACAAAAGAAAATGATGAAATGATTTCTGATGCTGTTGGTGCTTGTTTTTCAACACCAATCGGAATAGAAGTATTGAAATATCTTAAAAGTATAACTATAGAAATGGTTGCTGGTCCTGATATTACAGATGCAAAGTTACGTCATTTAGAAGGACAAAGATATATAGTTGGGATTATTGAACGACGAATAGTACATAATCACGGAGTAAAGCAAAATGGAAGAAGCGACACAACCACAAGCAATAAATCAAGAAGCAAACGAGGAGACCCACTCTTCACCAGCAAGACCTGAGTGGTTACCTGAAAAATTTGAGACACCTGAAAATTTAGTTCAAAGCTATGGTGAGCTTGAAAGTAAGATTGGTCAGAAAGACGAATCAGTAAGAGAGCAGTTTTTACAAGAATTAGAAACAGATTTTTATAATGGTAGACCAGCAGACGTTGGTGATTATAAAATTCCTGAAAGCATTGATCCTGAACTTGCACAAGATAATGAAATGTTTAATTGGTGGGCGAATGAAGCCTATGAAAATGGTTACTCACAAGAAGAGTTTGAAACTGGTATAGGAAAATTTGCAGAGTTTATGAACAGTATGCAACCTGATATTACTGCTGAGAAAGTTAAGTTAGGTGACAATGCTGATGCTAGACTTGAAGCTGTTACGTTATGGACACAAAGTAATTTTAATGAAGAAGAGTTTGGAGCAATTCAAATGTTAGCTTCAACTGCTGAAGGTGTTGGAGTTCTTGAAAAGATTATGGAAATGCAAAAGAGTAGTTCATTAAGTGGACACGCAACTGCACCATCATCTATATCACAAACAGATTTAGATGATATGATGCGTGATCCTAGATATTGGAAGCCAGGTGAAAGAGATCAAAACTTTGTAAATAAAGTTACCGAAGGTTTCAATAAACTATATGGGTCGTAAGTATCTAGCTACTATTGGCAAGCTTGAAATAGTAGAATCAAACTTAGATGATGCAACATATCTTCAAGATAATCTAAGACCACAAGATATTCGTGAATGTATGATACATGGTGTTACACCTAATCGTGCATTGAATCTTCCTTTAGTTGATAAGGCTTGCAAAACTTTTACAGCTATTGTCGACGACATTCCTATATGTATGTTTGGTACAATGCAGAACTATGAGAATAAAAAGTTAGCTTCTATATGGTTACTTGGAAGTAAAGGCATAGAAAAAAATTATTTTAGTTTTTTAAAAGCATCTATTGAGCTTATAGAATTACTTCAACAAGACTTTGAAGTACTTGAAAATGTTGTACCTATCGATCATTCAAAGACAATATCTTGGTTAAAATGGTTAGGATTTATCTTTCATAAAGACCCAGTAATTGTAAATAGTTATGCGTGTTTACGTTTTGTGCGTTGTCAAGATGGTTTAGAAGTGCAAATTCTTAAATCGTAATGACCCAATCTATGCTGAAAGACCTTATGACAGACAATCTTTATGAAGCTAAAAATTGGACAATCATCTGCAAACTGAAAAATTTTAACTTACTAAAGGAGACAATCAATGGCTAATACTATTGATACTGCTTTTATTAGACAGTTTGAATCTGAAGTACACCTAGCTTATCAACGTATGGGTTCTAAATTAAGGAACACTGTTCGTACTGTTGCTAATGTCAGAGGAAGCACAGTTCGCTTTCAGAAGATTGGTAAAGGTTCAGCTTCTACTAAAAGTAGAAATGGTCAAATCACACCTATGGAATTGACCCACACAACTGTTGACGTAACGATGGAAGATCATTATGCCGCCGAATACATTGACAAGTTGGATGAAATTAAGACAAATATAGATGAACGTCAGGCAATCGCTAAGTCTGAAGCTGGTGCTTTAGGTAGAAAGACTGATGAAATATTAATCACAGCTATGGATGCTGGAGCTAATTCTACTCAAATACACGATACAAGTTCTGCTATTGAAAAAGCAGATGTTCTTGCATTGTTTGAGCAGTTTGGTGTTGCAGATATTCCAGAAGATGGTGGTCGATATGTAGCAATGAACCCAAAGGGATTTGCTGATCTATATGCAATCAATGAGTTTGCTAGTGCAGACTTTGTTGGTGAAGCTAACTTACCTTTTGCTGGTGGTATGACAGCTAAGAACTTCTTAGGATTTATGTTCTTCTCTTCATCTTCAGTAACTGCTGGTAAGAATATGTCTTATCACACTTCTGCTGTTGGACTTGGTATTGGTGCCGACGTCACAACAGAGTTAAATTACATACCTGAAAGGGTATCTCACCTTGCAACGTCTATGATGTCTATGGGTGCTGTTGTCATTGATGACAATGGTGTCTATGAGTTCTTAGACAACAACAGTTAGGAGGTTTAAATGGCTTATAGTGCAAGTGGATTACACCGAATAGGTGGAGCAAGTGGGGTAAATTTATGGATTTATCAAACTGCAGATGCGATTGCAACTGTTAATAGTGCTGGTTATTTTAACAGCTCTGCTAATATGTTGAACGTCAGAGACTTAATAATTGTTATGGATACTAATGTTCCAACAACAAATTTCTGTACTGTTCTTTCTAATACTGGTTCAGTAGTTGACGTTTCAGACGGAACTGCTGTAGCAGAAACAGATGGCGATTAAATAATATGGCTACATCAACATCAGCAACCTCACCCATTGACGTATGTACAAGGTCGTTGGTGTTGATTGGCGCCCAACCAATAACATCTTTTAGTGATGGATCGAATGAAGCATTAGTTGCTGTTAATCTTTATGAAGATACTGTTCAAGCATCTTTAGTAAATACAAGATGGAGATTTGCAGTTAACCAAGCAGTAGGAAATAGATTAACAGATGCACCTACTGGTAGATATAATTCAGCTTACCAAATACCTTCTGACTCATTAATGATAAATGCCGTTACAGTAAATGATAGAAGTATAGACTATCAAATTTATGGCAACTTTATTTTCAATGATGCAAGTGTTAATGATGTCGTCGTCATAGATTATAATTTTAGACAAGTAGAAGCTAACTTTCCAGCATACTTTGTTCAAGCTGTTGTCTATGAATTATCTGGACATTTCGCATTAGCATTAGCAAGAAATGATAGTATGTCTAACAATATGTTTGAGAAAGCTAGGTTCTTTATGCAGAAAGCTAGAACATTAGATAGTCAACAACAAACAACTCTTAGACTTTCAACTAATCGTTTTGTTACTTCAAGAAGGACAACTGGTACACTATCGAGTAATGTCTAATGGCTCGTATTCGTATTCCCCTCAACAACTTTGAAAGAGGTGAAGTTTCTCCATCAATGACATCAAGAACTGATTTGAATGTATATGTTCAATCAGCAGAAAAAGTAAGAAACTTTTTTCTTATGGCAGAGGGTGGATTAAAACGTAGACCAGGCACAGAGTTTATTCATAAGTTTACAACTGTTACAGTAGATAATTCTAAAAGATTGCAAGTAAAGATTGAACCTTTTTTATTCTCAGATGATGAACGATACATTGTAGCATTTAGTGCTGGTAGGTGTGACTTCTTTCGTATTGTTGCATCAACTGGTGCTATATCACATATTCAAGGTTTAACAACAGATACAGATAGTGCAACATTGCCGTGGACTGTTGATACAATAGAAGATCAAACAATAGCACAGTCTGCTGATAATATGTTTGTTGCACATAAATCTCATATACAAATGAGAATAATTAGAACTGGTCTTACTACATTTGAAGTAAGAAAGTTTGCATTTGATGAAACAACTGCTAGC